CTGTACCAGCAGCGGCTCCTTCAACGTGGTAGTTATTAATTACAGCAGCAGCGAGTGCGTCTGTTTGCCACTCAAATAGAGTGTTAGATACTGAGCCCTTACCAGCAATACTGGATAGGAACGGAGTATCCGTTGGTGAAATATCATAGATTACATCAGACAAATCCTCACGGATTGCTGTTGCATCATATGTCTTAAATTGCGTAGGCATTATCCTATCTCCTTAAAGCATATCATAAAATAAAGAAGCGGCATCATCTTGCTTACCAGACTTCTTCAACCGAGCACGCTTTTTCTTGGCTTGTTCCATAGCAGTATCTTCTTTAGAGTTACCTCTTCCAGTCTTTTGTACTTTAGGAACTGTCTTGACCGCTTTTTTCTTAGGAGCTACTTTCTTGGTTAGCTTATCAAATTCCATAGCTTTCTTAATAATTAATACGCTACGATGGTCAGCTAACTGACTTATCTCTTCTGGTCTGAATCCTACTGAAGCAGCGTACTCTTGTACGTCTTTCTTAATAGTAGAATCCTTGTCGTTCCACTCAGGTAAAGCCTCAACTAATCTACTATATTCTTGTTGAACAAAGTGTGACCTAGCTTTCTGTGCTTCTTCAGCTTGCTCTTGTTGTATAAGTGCTTGCTGTTGAGCTGAGTTTTGTACTTTCTCCTGTGCATCTCTGTACTCATCTTTCTTGAGCATATATTGATAAGGGTCCTCTGTCTTAAGGGTTTCCCAATCAACATTGTTAAACTCTTGAAGTTTACTATGTTGTTGCTCTTGCAACATCTGTAAGCCATTTGCGTACATTTGCCTCTCTTGCTCTAGCCTTTGGCGCTCGGACTGGATATTTTCCGTCTCCTTACGTTGCTCTGCTAGTGCTTGAGACTTACGAGTATAGTCAGCTTGCCTTTGGTATCCGTTCTTGAGTTCTTCAATACCAACCTCTAATTCTTCTCCGTCTACTTTAATAGTATACTTCAAATCCTCTTCGGCTACTACATCATACTCTTCTTCGGCTACCTCTTCCTCGGTTTCTTCTTCGACTTGTCCTTCTTCCTCTTCTTCAGATTCGGGTTCGGGGGTCTCTTCTTCTACCTCTTCAGCTTCCTGTGTTTCCTCTACCACTTCCTCGTCAACAGGGGTATCGGTTTCCTCGTTTGCGGTTTGCTCTTCTGAGTCCCACATACTTAGGATTTGGTTCGCAGCATCTTCTGCTGAACCTTGTTGTGCTCTTTCAAATCTACCTTCCTGGGTGTTCTCTACAGAATCCATCGGTTATCTCCTCTAGTCAGTTAAAAAATTCTCTTGCTCCCTTTCAGCAAGTTTGCCTGTTTCAAGCACTGATTGTATATGTTGATTTACTAATTCAAGTGCTTTGATTGTTACATACAATCTATCTCTTTCCACTTCCTCGGCAACTCTGGTATCTAAGAGATGCTGTATTAATGCTTCTCTTACTGTGGCTAAAGCCTCTACATATAGAGGATGTTCTAAAATCTGTTTAGCTTGGTCAGCCCTAGCTAATTCTTCTCCCTTCTTACCCATATTAGTTTCCTATCTTTACAGCTCGTTCCTGTTCTCTTTCTAGTACAAGCTCTTGTTGTTTAAGTGCAAGCTCTGCCTTCTTAATTTCTAGTTCTTGTGCTTTAATCTGCATTTCTACTTGTGCTTCTTCTCTCTTAAGCTGTAAGTCTTGTGCAGATATGTCAGCTTCTAACTGCATTTCTTGTTGCTTAATTGCAGACTCTTGTTGTATCTTCTGCAACTTAACCTTTATTTCTTCAGCCTTAAGCTGTGCTTCCATCTGCTTGGCTTTCTCTTCTGGTGAAGGTCCTTGCTTCTTAGGAATGTCCTGATCACCAGGATTTGTAATAAAGTCATCTACATTCTTCATTCCCATTGCCTTTATTTGCTCTGCTACTAAGTTATATACATTCTTAGGCTTGAGCAACATACCAGCTGCTGGATGCTGTGCAATCATTTGTATTGTCTGGGATAATCTTCCTAGGTGCATAAGGTTCATATCCTTATTACCAAATCCTAAACCAACTTGTGCAGTACAATCTAAGTTATCTTTCCAATCTTGTGGGTAAAGACTAACCCATTCATTGTTCAATCTTACAAGTTTCTCAGGCTTCTCAAACTTTTGGACCAATTGATATACACATTTTGCCAGGTCCTTCATTCCTGTTTCAGCAAATACTCTTGCTATTAATTCTATTTTCTGCTGTGCGGCAGTCATAACTTGACCGACACCTGTAGCAGTTTGGTGGGATTTAAGTCCACCTTCAGATAGACCCATTGAGTTCTTACTAACACCAGTTCGTTCTTCTCTAATACTATCTAAATACCCTAGCATATTAAAAGAGTTCTGGTCTAGTTGTGGTGTTCCCAGTGGGTTGACAGCACCTGGTGTTCGTACTCTTACGATTCCACCTGGTCTAGAAGTCATTAGGTCATCTAAATTAGCTTGTCCTTCGACTACCTCATATCGCCCATTATTTGTTAGATACATATTGTCTAACAAGTTACGCATTAGTGTAGTCTTAATAAGTTGAAGGTCGGAGATTAAGTCATAAACACTCAGACCATAGAACTTATGAGGCATCGGGATAGGTGTAAGGGAGGAGAAGGGAACACTATCCACAGCCTCATTGTCTAACAATTCATCTCCAACCTTCGTTACTTTTCTTAGTTCGGCAATGCCATCATTATCATAATCTACTCTTAGATAACATTCCGTAACCCAAATTCCGTCATCAATATCACCCTCTGGTGAATTGTCTTGTTCGTGTGAGAATCTAGAAAGTCTTTCAGCTTTATAGTCTGCCTCATCATTATTGAATACATTTTCAATTTTTGACTTAGGGTATCCTTGCTCTATTAGCTCTGACTTAGTTCTCTTGACTCTATGAGCAACAAACCTTGCGGTATCAATTGTCTTAGCATATTTGTCAATTAAAAATTCTTCTGGCGGTACAGCTTCTATCCTAACCTGTCCGTCTTCATATGTTCTATTTACTACAACATCGTGAGTTATTTGTTGACCTTCCTGATCAATTCCATTTTCAGTATGTTGTTTTACATCTATATTGTCATCCATTAAGAGGGCGGTGAACTCTTCTTCAGTTAAGTTCTTATACTCTTCTCTTAATGTTTCACTGGTGTCATCCCAGTAATGCTTAACAATACCATTCTTTTGTAGCAGTGCATCCTTGAACCATTGATATATAATAGAGAACCCAGGGTTCTGACGCATCATAACATAGTTTACATAGTCTGTAGACTGCTTTGCCATCTCGACATCTTCGGGTCCTTGTGGCTCAAATTGTACTACCTTATCGCCAGAAGTAAATATCTTCATAAGGCTAGGCATAATCCATTCGATTACATCTGCTACATCTCTAGTGACAATCTGTGAGCGACCCTCTTGCTCATTACCATACTTCTTACCATAATAGCGGTCAAGTGCATCAGAGCGTTGAGCTGTCAGCTTACCATCTTTATATCCTAAAGCAGACTGTATCTCTTGCTCTAAGTGAGCAGATAGCTCCCTTTTTGTCATTTTAGCCATAAATTATTTACCTTTGTTTATAGGGTATTTAGTTTCTTTTACAGGTGGTGGACTATTGACTGCTTTCATAATCTCTTTCAAATCCTGTACCTCTTGTAATATTTCTAATATTCTATCTTCTAACCATCTTGGATTCATATCTTCTCCTTATACTATCCAACTCAAATCAGTCTTAGGAAGTTCCTTTCCCCAGACACTGTCATTACCTGTGAACACTACATCTGTTATGGACAAGTAACGAAAAGCATCGCTAGCGTGTGAGGTCCAATCGTGGACCGGCTTCTGCGACCATATCTTTTTCTTATCATCATAACTACTTCTGTACTGTAGTAATGCTTCCAATCCTTTTTTAGTATTTACATCATCGAACCAACATTTATTTAGAAAAGTTCTAGTGGTATCAATACCATCCATTACCTTTAGCTTTGGTGCGACTTGAAAATCTATTCCTAAGTCAAAGGCTAGGTCTCTTCTACTTTTACCAGTAGAAAATTCTCTAACTACTATATCGTGTGGTGCTATATGTGCACCATAGTGGTAGCCTTTTTGTTTAAGTACATCTATATAATAAGGTAATCCCTCATTTGAACTTTCAAAATAATCTATAAGATGTACAGCTTTCCCTACAAATTGGCAGAACCATATACTGGTTGCGTCTGAGACCCCAAGGTCCCAGGCTGTTACTACTTGCTTAGACGGGTCATAAGGGACTTTCCCCACTCGGTCTTCATCATAAGCAGTTTCAATCTCTTTAGCATAATACGCACCTCTAAGTGCAGCAGACCAAGAACACTCGTATTCTTGTTCAAATTCAGTTTCTGCCATATCTTGTTTCGCAAGTGCCAATTCTTCATCATCTAATATCCCTGTTTCACTCGCCTTATATAAGAATCTAGCCCATCCCTTCTTCTCTGGTGCTGAGTGGTATAAATCATAAAATTCGTTCTTTCCTTTTGGTGTACCAATAAATATGGCATACCCCTTTCTATCTGATAGTGCGGGCCTTATAACCTCAGAGAACATCTTAGGGTTCATCTGAGCGTACTCATCGAGCACGACCCCGTCTAAATAAATTCCACGGAGTGTGTCATAATTGTCAGCCCCGTACAACTGTATCCTAGCTCCCATAAAGTCGGCTCTTAGTTCTGCCTCATTAAACTTTACTTCTGGAAATACTCCACACAATCTCTTCAATTCATCCCAGGCTACTGTCTTAGCCTGTTTAAATAGAGGTGCTATATAAGCATATCTAGGTGCTGGTTTACCAGATATAACATCCTCGACAGCACTTTTAATCAACTGATTTATAGCAAATACTGTCTTACCAAACCTTCTATGACATACAACAACATTAAATCTATCTAGATTAGTGTGTATTTCGTTCTGTAATTCCCTGGGTGTATAAGGAATTACTACAGTTTTTCTCTCCTCTGGCATTATCAGTGCACGCTGTCGTCTTTATCCCTTAAAATTTGATTTGCATCTGCAATATCGGCGGCATCCTGTGCCCACTTGATGTCAAAGGTTCTATCCTCTACAACAACAGTGTGTTTCGGAGACCAGCCAGCTTGTGTCTTAAGCCAGAATGTAGTCATACTAGGAGATTCACCTGATACTGCCATCTCATAAGCCACACCAGCAACGCGGGCGGTGCGCTTTTCCTTACCAACTAGCAAATTATGTGAAAAATATTTGGTAAGAGTAGCATTACTAATACCCATAACTTTAGATATAGTATGTTGGTCTAATCCTATAGTAACCATCTCTTCTACCTTAGAATAATCATCGTCAGTAGGCTTATATGTCTGTCCTCGCTTGATTCTAGACTTTTTACCACCTGCTGCTTTAGAAGCTGCTGACAAGCCGCCACTGGGCCTGCCTCTTTTGCGCTCAATCTTGATTACCGCATCTGAAGGAACAATTCCTTTGGAAGAAGCTACTGCATATCTTGCTTCTTCTTCTAGTTCCTTCTCAATTTTTCTTATTTCATCTTCTGATTCAACAGAAATTTTACCTTTTTCAGCCATAAGTAGTATTATACCTTAAATAATATTGTTTTCTAGTTTAATTCCTAGAATATTCTAAAGTATTTTTATTTTATTCTATATAGTATTACTTCTTTAGAGTCTCTCTAGGAATAAGTCTGGTTTAACTTAGAAAAGATAAACAATATTATACCATATAATTCTTGTAAAAGCAAGTTATTTTCTATGTTTTTTCTAAAATATATTATTATGCGCGAAATATGCCCAAAAAATAATAATTTTACCTGTGGGTGGGTTTCGGTCGGGATGAATTTTTTTCTTTGGGTGGCCCGCCCTCGACACTCTGGCGATCAGGCGCGGACTCTCGCGGGATAAAATTTGGCACGAGCGCCCCGCGAATTTTCGACGATTGGCGCGGATAATTAGCGACGCCAATTTCGGATAATTAGCGACGCCAATTTCGTAGATTGATACAAAAAAATAATTGACTCGTTTTTCGTAGATTGATATATAAATTTCATTAATAAATATCACACCAAAAGTTTTAATATCTCGACGAATATTTCGAGCATAAATAAACAGCCTGGCAGAAAATTAAAATCAATAACGGGGCAATAATTAGCGT